GTATCTAATAAGGTAAAAGAAAAATCTCAAGCAACTAGTGAGTTTAAAGAAGATGCTAATAAATCTATTCAGCAACGTGCCACTATGGAAGGTACAAAAGCAAACGATGTAGGAAAAACTACGGACACAGGATTTACAACAGTATCTACTACTACTGGATATGATGAGGTGAAGGATCTTCCAGTTGCTGCAGTAATGACAAATGATATTCCTACACAAGACATACAGAAAAAAGGATCTGACACCTCAACTATAAGTGATCTTACAGGTGGTTCAAATACAAATGGTGTTTTAGACGAAGTGATTGTTCAAGCAAATCCAAAGGGTATGGACGTTGCACTGAGAGAAGTTGTTGGAGTGCCAGGCGAAAACGTAGCAAACATTGTAAAGAAAGCATCTTCTATAGAAAGTGTGATAAACGATGCAGTAACCGTAGAACAATCTGGAGGAGTTGAAAAAGATTTAGGTTCTAAGGTAGTTGCGGCGTCTCGTAAAATTTCTGCAGAGTTAGGTAATCCATTTGGTTTCTTGAATAAACTTGGTGGAATTAATAGTGGTGTTAGTAATATTATACCGAACTTACTGTCTCAAGCATTTGGGGGTAGTGGTGTTTCTTCTATACTAACGGAAACTAATCTTATTAAAAAAGGCACAAAGATATTAGATGAATTGAATAACAGAGTTGAACCTCCACCTCTTGTTAAGAATAATGGTGTTTCCAATCTAACAAATCTTCTTACTACTAGTGAAGTTCCCAACCAAAGAATAACTTACCAAGTCGGTTTGGATGACGGTAATTGGCAAGGTGCTAATACTAGAGGGACTGCAGTGGGTGGAACATATGATTTTAAATCAATGCAAACATATGATCACTTAGAAGCAGAGATGAAGTATGCATCTGATCAAAGGGAAATAACATCTCTAATTATAGATTGGTCAAACCTTCCATATGGTTATGATGATTATACAGTAGATAAGATACATGATTTTGCAGTGAGAAAACACACAGCAAAATATGGTGCGACTGCAATAAACAATAACCCAACAGGGTTTGGATTGCAAACACATTTTTATGTACATCAAAGTGGAACTGTAAAAAAAGTTGTTCCTGCAAAAAACACTTTGATTTCCTTGAAGTATCCCAATGAGAGAAATAAGATTTTTGAGAAATGTATCTACGTAATGATAAACACTTCATTAGATAATCCACCTACAGCAAAACTTTGGGAATCTTTAAATGAAATATTAAAAGCATTTATGAATGTATTCCCAGGCGGTGAAATCTTAGGGTTAAGAGATCTTGCTCCATATGATGTTACTTCAGGGCCTAACTTTGACGTTAGAACTTACGTAGCACGTAAGTATGGGAAGTCATCGATATTTACTGAAAGAACAATTACAGAAATACCAAATGCTTCAGAACTTGCAGATAAATCACCAGAACAAATCATTTCTAACCAAAGATCGACAACTACCAAAACTAATATCAATGATACTGTAAAGGGTACGCAAACAAAATCTATAAACCTAGATCAGATTGCAAAAGATTGGAAGAATAATAATTTAAAAGTTTTAGATGAACAAAGACAAAAAGCAGAAGAGATGAGAAAGGTAATTGCTTCTGATGGATCTGGTATAGGTAATGAAGCAGTTGCAAGATTAGATGAGTCTATTGATAAAACACTAACAGAAAATTTATTGAACAAATCAGAAGCATTGAAACAAGGTTTGCGATATAATCATGATACAAGAACCTTTAAGGCGTAGGAGTAGATAATGGCAGACGATATTGAAAGATTAGTTGACGAAAGTGAGATCTTAGATAAAGATGGATTTAGAGATCCAACAGGAAACTATCCACGAAAAGAATACGATAAAGTCTCATCTGTAAACCTTGCTGCAGTTGGTTCTCAACAAAATGAATTGTACATTGGTGGTGGGTCTGTAAATGTTAGTTTAGATCTATTACCAAATGGTGTATCTCAGTATCCTTTAAATCAAGTAAAAGAAACTATCTCTGGTCATGTCACAGAAGTTGACGATACTCCAAACAATGAAAGACTACTATGGAAACATAAGACAGGTTCTGGTGTTGAGATGCGTCCAGATGGAACGATCATCGTGTCATCTCGACATAACACTATTCACATTACAGGTGGTGACCAAAAGGTTATAGTCGAAGGTGATGGTGAAGTTCATTATATGGGCAACTTAAAACTTCATGTTGCAGGAGATATGGACGTAGAAGTTAATGGAAACTATAATCTGAAAGTCCATGGAGATAAGACAGAGGAAGTCTATGGTGGTTCCTCTACAACGGTTCATGATAATAAAGTCGAAACTGTGACAGGTAATAACTCTAAGTTTGTAGCAGGAACAAACACGGATACTATACTGTCAGATAATAATCTTACGGTCAAGGGCAATCACACTGAACGTGTCGGTGCGAAACTTGCACAATATGTTGGTGACAACATTACAATGACTGCACCCAATGATATGAACTTTACATCAAAGAGTATCAACATTGCTGCAACTGATTTATCCGCAATCGCAACCACAGGAGTAATAGGCGGAGATAACGTAATCTATTACGCAAAGAATTACTATGGAACATCTTCTACATTTACTGATGGAGTTACCGCACCTGCCTTTCACGGAGATCTTCAAGGCACAGCTGTTAGATCCATCACTGCAGACGTTACAAACTCTCAGAACTACGCAGACACAGATCCTGGCGGGGATACAGGATCTGCCCAAGGTTATACTGCAGACAATACTGCAACTGATACAACTGTTCGGGGTTCGGTAAACCCACCAGGCCCAACATCCACAACCATGGACGATTATTTAAATAAATCAAATTTAGGTATCAGGAATGTGAAGATAGATCCAGGCGATGTAATGAAAAATACCATTGACAAATCTAACTCGTATGGGGGCATTTCTAAGTATGGACTAACAACCGAAATGGTTCGTAGTAAATTGAGAGATCCTAATACTGCTCGTAACGATAAATTTTTTGGTAGAGCATTAGCAGAGGGAATTCTGTCAACATCTTATGTCGCACAAAAACCAGAAATGTTTGACATAGGAAGAGTTGATAATGATACATCATCCTCCAAGTTACCTTCAGGAAAAATGCTTGGGAATGAGATAACCTTCCCAGAGAGAATAGCAAATGAATCTAATACGGTTGTAGTAAGGACATTGATACCTAATCAATTGTACAACCCAGAGTTACAGTTTGCAAAGTATGGAAAGATAACTGGTAAGACTAAATTGGCAAGAGGAATATCACTCGCTAAATTTTTAGGTGGATATGGTGATCCTGTTACATTAGATCATGTAACGGACGATACAGAAAGATTAAAGATTGCAAGAAATTTATATGCCCATGCAGAATTTGTAAAAACTGTACAAGAGCATTTAGAAAAATCAAATCATCATAGAATAGTGGTAGCAGAAGGATTGTATAAAAAACAATCAGGTGAAGTATTAGATCCCGATAGTTTAAACTATCTCGCAGCAAGAGGACAAGTCATTGTCTATGAAATCAGAGATAGGAAGGGTGATATAGATCACGAAACTACTTTCGATATCGCGCAGTTCGCTAAAGATTACACCAATTTTGATAAGATGATTTTGGATTATGATTCATACAATCCTGATGATAGTCTTAATGCACAGTTGATTATACAAATGCCACCAGTAAATGCTGATTGGAACATGCGGTTTAGAAATGATTTTGAAACAAGATATAATAATTTCACTCAAGCAAATGGTGAACTAATAGAAATAATTGAACAAACCGAGACAGAGGTTGTTATAGATGATCACTAAGTATATAAATAGTGATAATTAATTAGAGGTTTATATGGCAAGAGCATTTTCTATAGAAGATAGAACACTTGATAAATCAATAATAAGTTCTCGTAATGTAAGTTACAAGGATGTTGATTTGTCGTTTTCTGCTAAACCTTCTGGAGACATATACAAAAAGACAGATGCAGCTGCAGTAAAACAGGCGGTGAAAAATCTTTTATTAACTTCCGAAGGTGAGAAACCTTTTAACCCTAACTTTGGATCAAACTTAAACAGTGCTTTATTCAGTTTAGATACTGAGTTCGATCCTGAATATGTACAAAATCTTATATATGATGCAATAACAAATTACGAACCTAGAGCAAGTGTATTGTCGGTTGCTGTTCAAATGCAATCTGATTACAACACACTAGATGCTTCTGTAGAATTTCAGGTAGTGAATACAAAAGAGATTGTAACCTTAAATGTGTCGATAGCGAGGTTAAGATAAATGGTCGCAACAGTTATAAAATCATCTCAACTTGATTTTGCAAACATAAAAGAGTCTTTAAAAAATTATTTTAAACAAAAAGACGAGTTTGCAGATTATGATTTTGAGGCAGCAGGATTAAATAATGTTTTAGATGTACTAGCATACAACACTCACCTTAATGCGTTGAATGCTAACTTTTCTATAAATGAATCGTTTTTAAATACTGCACAACTTAGATCGTCTGTTGTTTCTCATGCAGAGACACTAGGTTATGAAGTTCGATCTATGACCACATCAAAGGCAGTAGTCAACCTTAGTGTAAATTTAGCAGGTGTTGCAAACAGACCACCTCAAATACAATTACCTAGTGGGTTTAGTTTTACATCTAACATTGATGGGATTTCATATACATTCCAAACTCAAGAATCTTACTTTGCTAGGGATGATGGTTCTGGAAATTACGAATTCAAAACTGCAAAGGGTTCTTTAAGTATTCCAATATACGAAGGTATAGAAAAAACAAAAACGTTTATCTCTGGTGAAAACACAGAAAGACAAATCTTTGTAATACCAGATGGCACTATTGATACTTCTACTGCTAAAGTTTTAGTTTATGATACTGCAACATCAACAGGATTTAATACTTACATTCCATTGAAACAAGCAATTACTGTTGACGCGAACAGTAGAGTATATTCTATTAGAGAAACCCCAAATGGAAACTACGAATTGAATTTCGGGGATGGTGTATCTTTTGGTAAGAAACCAGATCCAGGCAATAAGATCGTTGTGACATACCTTTCAACCAAAGGTGAAGTTGCAGATAACGGAACACTATTTACTCCAAACTCAGATTTAACAATCGCATCACTTAATAATAGTTTTCAGGTTTTGACAAACACAGTAACAGAATCTACAGGTGGTTCGGATAGACAAACAATTGAAAGTGTTCGTCAACTTGCACCCATAGCATATGCTCAACAAGCAAGACTTGTTACATCACTAGATTATAAAGGAATGATATTAAGTAACTTTACAGATGTTACAGATTGTAACGTTTGGTCAGGTGATGAGAATGTTCCTCGTGACTACGGTGCGGTATACGTTTCACTTAACTTTGCAAACGGTGTTTCTGATGTTATAAAAGATCAAGTAAAGGCAGACATCATTACAAACTTTACTGATAATCTTGCAGTCGTTTCCATGACAACAAAGTACACAGATCCTGTAGATCTATTTCTTGAATTGGTTTTAAGTTTTAACTTTGATCCTGCACTTACAGGTTTCAGTCTTGCTGCAACAGAAAGTGCGGTCTACAATTTTATGGTAGAATACTTTCAAGATAACTTAAACAAGTTCGATAAAACCTTTAGACGTAGTAACATGTTAACAGAGGTTGATGCTATAGATCCTGCAATACTATCAAGTAAATGTGATGTAAAAGCACAATTGAGAATATTCCCTACAATTGGTACAAATAGAAATTTTGAATTGCAATATCCTATGCAGTTAAAAGGCCCTGATGATTTTACATACACTGTAATATCAAGTGTATTTGAATACGATGGATCTATTGCACTTATCAGAAACAAATTAAATTCTCAAAGATTACAGATACAAAATATCGATGGTGATGTTTTACTCGACAACGTTGGAGAGTTCATACCAACAAAAGGTCAGGTTAACATTGTTGGGTTTGCACCACAAGCATTTATTGGTGGTTCTGAGTTTATTAAAATCTCTGCAATACCATTGAATGAAAGTGTTATCAAACCTCTACGTAATTACGTTGTAAAATTAGATCCATCACTTTCTTATGCAACTGCATCACTAGATAGACAAGATACTAAACTTACGGTAGGATAATGGCTCACACTGGTTTTGCACAAACACTAAGACACTTTGATCGACATGACGTAAACGTAAGAAAAAGTCTAGTTGATGAGGTATTACCAGAACATTTTCGTTCTGACTATCCTATGCTCATCACCTTCTTGGATGCTTACTATGAGTTTCTAGACTCTGCAGATAACTTTGGTGGCATCATTGAAGAATTGCAAACCATTAGAGACATCGAAGATACTAAGTTATCATACCTAGATTTAATCTTTGATGAGATTGGTCTGGGTATATCGAATGGTCAGTTCACAACACCAAGAGAGGTTGTAAGAAACTTTGGTAACTTCTTTAGGGTAAAGGGTTCAGAGTATTCTATCGATGGTTTCTTTCGTGCATTCTTCAACGAGACCGTAGAGATTTTTCACCCCAAGGACAGTTTGTTTATTGTCGGTGAATCTAATGTCGGTACAGAGGATGCAAAAAGAATACAAGATGGTAGACTATATCAAGTATTTTCAGTATTGATAAAAGGCCCGATCCCACTTCTAGAGTGGGAAGCAATGTATCGAAACTACGTCCATCCATCAGGATT